AATTCCGAGATAGGGCAGGTGGTGGCCGATGTGCTCGAGCACGTGATCAACACACGCGCGTGCCACGGCCCGATCGGAGTCGAGGGCAAAGACGGTATCGTCCAAGAGTAAACACGACGCGAGCACCTGGGGTTTCACCGGCAACGGCAGCCCCGTGTGCGAAGCGACAACATCAGTGATTGCAGCGATGGTATCGGCGCGACCGTGTGACATGCGTGCATCCAAAATCAAAACGCCACACAGATCCATAGCCAAAAAATCCTAAACGCGATCGCCTGCTCCGATCTTGGCGACACCCGTCACCTGTGTAACCGCACGGGTGTGACGTGGTGTGGTCACGTGACGCGACGGGAACGCGCCACATGATCACAAACTCTGTTTATCACCTTGACGTGCTAAATGCGGTGCGCGTATATCCGCCGGACCGTCGGCGCTGCATCGCCGGCGTGAGTGCCTGCGGGATTGACCGATGGCATGGGACTACCGCCGTTACGGATCAGCGACCGACCCGATCCACAAGTCGCACCTGAATGACGTCACGGGCGACTACGGGTGCCCAACGCGGTTTCGCTACGCGATGGATGCGCGCGCGGCCGCGGGCGGCGGCGTGGAGTACGACCTCACGCGCCCCGTGCGCGGTGACGCGGCGTGCGGCACAGCGACGCATGAAACGATCGCGCGCGTGTTGTCATCGCCGGAAGCTCGGCCGCGCGTGCTCGGCGGTAACGCCCTCACACACACGCAAGTCGCGCGCGCGTTCTTCGAAGAGTACGAGCGCGAAACCAGCGGGCGACGCGTCGAGTGGTACGACCGCGATGGCGACGAGGTGCGCAATGACTGCGTGACGATGATCTGCGGGCTGCTCGGGAACCTGCACCGGTACGTTGCCGAGGTCGTGCTCGTCGAACCGGCGTTCATCGTGCGCCTCGGCACGCATTGGCTCTCGGGTCACATTGACCTGCTCTACCGACCGCGACGCAACCCGAGTGCGCTCGGCCTGGCCGATTGGAAAACCGGCGTGCGGCGCCCGAATCCGATCGTCATCGATCATTCATGGGAGTCGGGCGTGTACTCGGTCGCCGCGCGCGACGGTTGGTTCTTGTCGCGTGAGCACCTGAAAGCCGCCCGCAGTGAAACCGGCCTTTGGAGCGTACAGTGGGAGGGACATAATGTGACGCACCCGTCCCGGTACATCGCCGAGCGCGAGTGCGCCGAACGCGTGTTGTCATCATTCGCGATCGGTTACGACGCCATGGCGCCGGTCGTCGGCGAGGTCCATCACGTATCCGAGCTCGTGCATCTCGGTCAGTTCCCAGCCGAGATTTATCACGTGCACTTGCAGGACTACGTACCCTACAAGCGCGCGGGCAAAAAAACGATCGAGCGACCCGAGGACCTTGCCTGGTATCAGCGCCACACGCGCAGCACGGTGCAATATCGCGTCGGTGACGTGCGCGGGCCGGCGTGGCTACCGGTGCGGCTCACCGAGCACGACGTACCGCGCGTTGCGTATCGACTGAAAAACATCGTCGGCATGATCCGCATGGGACGCTTCATCGATCAAGTCGGCGAGCGCTGCGCGCGGTGTCGGTACGCCGGTGATTGCCTCAATGGCGGCTATGCACTGCAAGGTGATGACCGACGCGTGCTCGAGCGCGCGATCACCGCCGCGGACGTGACCGCCGCCGACGAGCTCGCGATCGATGACTGACCAACGTCCACTTAGTGATGTCGAACAAGCCATGGCCGCCGCCGAGCAGTCCACGTGCGAGCGATGCGGCATCCTCGCCGCCGAGGTCTTGTGCTTGCGCACGCTGATCGAGCGCATGGACGAGGTTCGTGTCGAGCGCGACCAGTACCGTGAAATGTACAACACACTCGTGGTCGAATGTGACACGCGCAGTGATGCGCTCAGTGTCGCGCGCGCAGAGTGCGCGCGGTTGCGCGCCGAGCTCGTCCGGCTCAATGCCGGCAATGGAGGCGCGTCATGACGTCGCGCGGCGTGCTGACAATGCGTCATGCGCGTCGGCTGCATCGCGCATGCTTTACGCACGCCATCGAAACGCTCGATCAGGACGGCAAACTGATCGCGCGGCGTCGTGTACGCACGTCGCATTACAAGCCGTTCCGGGCCTGGTTACGCGCGGAACACCGAAGCAACCCCTTACCGTGGGCGACGTCCAAGTTGCACCGCATCGTCAACCGTCGTTGACCCCCAAACCGAACCGAACCGATCCAACCCAATACACCCGCCATGTCCAAGAAAAACAACACACCCGATACGCTGCCGCTCACGACACCGATCGCCCATACGTCGACCACGCCGCCGGCGTCGATGTCGCCAACACCAACCGGTACTACGATCGCTACGTACGACGCCACGCATGACGAGCTCGCCGGGCTCGGTGACGTTGACCTCGGTGACGACGGTCTCGGCCAAGTCGATCGCGAGGACATCCGAATCGCCGCGTACACGCTCAACATGAAGGGCAAGGGCGCCGACGGCCGCCCGTACCCGATCGACGCGTATTACAATACGGTCGATGAGACCACGAAGCTCAAGGTCAACGGCGCATTCTTGCACTTGCACAAGACCAACATGTGGTCACGCTACAACGAGCTCGAATGCCGCTCGGACATCAAGTGCCGCTCGTACGATCGGGTGACCGGCACAATGGACAACGGCACAGTGCGTCCCTGTCAGGGATGTCCCGATGCAGAGTGGCACCGTGACGCCGAGGGCAAGCGCACGCGCAATTGCTCACCCGTCTACAACTTGTTTGCGTTCGACCGCGACGCCCAGATCCCATTCGTCACCCGCTACAAGCGCACGGCGTTACCGGTCATCAAAGCGCACCTGCAAAAGCACCATATCGGCCGGCGCATCGTGCGCGGCCAGCGACTCAACTACCCATTGCACGTGTTCGCGGTCGAGCTCAGCGCGAAGCTCTCCGACAACGGCAACTACGCGATCCCGGTGATCACGCGCGGTCCGGTGCTCGAGCGCGCCGAGGTTGAGTTCTTGCGGGACAACGCCCGCACCTTGCGCGAGCAGGTGATCCCGATCTTGTCGCACGTCGAATCGACCGCCGCTGCGACCGGCGCCGGTGACGCCGGTGACGCCGGCGAGGCCGGTGACGCCGGCGACACGTCATTCGAGCCCGAGAAGTACGCCGCCGACGCCGGCAAAGACTTCGCGTGACGCTATGGCGTACGTACGTGCGACGTTGATCGTGCTGCTACTCGGAGCGTTACGCGCGCTGCCGCTACCCGAACGGCTCGAGCTCCGAGTTTTACAACTCATTGTGTTGCTGCTGATCATGCGACAGAGACTCAAACCACTCCGCAAGGCGAGGACCATCGGCGAGCTCGTGGACCAAGCCATGGCGCTCGGCGCGTGGTCGCGTAACGAGCGTCGACGGGAGACCCTGCGCGAGCTCGAGGCGCACGCGCACCATGCGTGCCGGGGGCTCGGCTCGCCGCGTCCGTTTGCACCCGGTGACCGCGTCGTGCTCACCACCACCGCATGTCGGAGCTGGGCCACGGTGATGGGCTTTCCGGTGGCCCGCTCGCTCACGACGGTGTGGACGGTGGTTGCCTGCACATGCGAGCTCTGCAAGCGCGGCCGCCACGTGTGCACGGACGAGGTGCTCGCCGTCGAGCTCGAGCACGGGTCCGATGTCGAGCTCACGTTGCGGCACATCAGCGTGGGACAACTGAAACGACGCGGTGAGCTGCGCGCCGATGACGGTCTTTCCGACGGGCCGGCGCAGCCGTCACTGGGCGCGGCCGTAGTGCGGGCGATAAAACGCGGGGCGTTGAGCACCTCGTCGAGGTGGCGATGACCTGGGACGCGATGGCGTTGCGGAGCGAGGTCGCCGCCGAGTTTCAAGCGCTCGCGGCGCGCGCATCTCGACCAGACCTGTCGTCCAGTCACATCGTCATGTGGCGGCGGTACTACTGCCGGGCGTGGAGTAGACCGGCAATTGCATGCGCATCATGCGGGGTGCACTTCACGCCGCTCCATGCGCGTAGGACGTTTTGTTCGAAGCGTTGCTTGAACCGCTTTTACAGTGACCGCCGAGCGGCCAAGCGGCTCGCTGTTCGGCAAGACCGTGTGTGTGCGAACCCGCGTTGCGGGCATGTGTTCACCGGCCAGCGTGCTGACACGCGCTACTGCTCGTTTGCGTGCCAACGCAGGCATAACTATGCGGTGAGCTACGTGCGTTGTGTGAAGCGCGCCACGCTGTGTGCGCTATGCGAGCAACGCTTCGAGCGGCTTTACGTTCACGAGGTCTACTGCAGCCCGCGGTGTCGAGCGCGAGCGAAGTGGCGTAGGCGCCGCGCGCGGACTGTAGCGAGTCAGAAAGGATGCTGACATGCAGGCTGTGTTGGAGCAGGTGAGCGCAAGCGCGCCGAGCACTTGCCAAGACGAGCTCGTGCGGCAGGAGCTGCCCTTGGTACATGCGTTGGCCCGTCGCATGGCGCGCCGTTTACCAGCGCACATCGATGTTCGCGATCTGATCGGCGCCGGAGCCGGCGGACTTTTGCGAGCCGCGAGGGAGTACGACCCGGAGCGCACTCCGAGCTTTCGACTGTATGCGTGGTTGCGTATCCGCTACGCCATGCAGGATGAGTTGCGCGCCTTCGATCCGGTCAAGCGGTGCGGGCGGCGGCGCCTACTTCAGATCACGCGGGCGAGCCGCGAGCTGCAGCGGTCACTTGGCCGGCCTCCGACCGACGACGAAATCGCACACCACTTAGATATGCCGCTCGAGCGATATCAGCGCGAGCTCGGGGAGCTGAGTATCGCCGCGAGCGCGCCCAAAGCCTCGAGCGCGGCGCTCGACCAACTTCAAGCTAACAACGTCCGACTCGACGACGCGCTGCACGACACGGAACTGAAGCGACGTCTGACGTTCGCGATCGGGGAGCTTCCCGAGCGCACGCAGCGTGTGCTCAAGCTCTATTACGAAGAAGAGTCGACGCAAGAGCAGATCGGTAGGGCCTTAGGGGTGACTGAGAGTCGGGTGTGTCAGATCTTGGCGCAGGCGACGTGTCGTTTGCGCGAGTTGTTGAGCAAACCACGAAACATCCCAGCAAAGACCAAGGAGGAGTGTATGGGTGGCAAACGGCTCGAAGTCCGTGAGACGTGGGCGAAACGCGTTGAACGCTGGGGCGATAGCGGCCTGACGGCCAAAGCGTTCGGGGACGAGATCGGCGTGAACGCGGCCGCGCTCATGCAGTGGAAATACAAGCTGAAGAAAGAAAACCTGGTCACGGCGAAGCCCCAGGGCGCCAGCGCGCGCGCAGTCTCGCTCTCGCGACCCGTCATTGCAGCGCGCGATGAGCTGCTGAAAGCGAAAGCACATCGAACGCATCGCGACGCGTCGGTGGAAACGCATCACGCCCGACTCGAGCTCGTCATAGGCACATCAACACTGCGCATCCCGAATGATTTCGACGATGCAACCCTGCGCAGGGCGCTCGCGATCGTGCGGGAGGTGGAAGCCGCCGCTGAAAACGCGTCGCCGGCGATGGGCGATGTTCACTGCGAAGCGGCTGAGTCGTGAAGTCCGCCATTGACGGGTCGCACCAATGACCGCCATCACACACAAGCTCGTCACGATCACGGGCGAGGTTACGGCGTGGCGCGCGGTGCGCGATGGTTGGGGTATCGGCCAGTTGCGCACCGCGCGCCAACCCGCGACTGATGTCGACGGGCTCGGCGATGACGCGTTCGGCGATGATCGTGATGTGTCATTCACTGGCACCGTGCTCGCGCGCGTTGGCGACACGGTCGAGCTGTGCGGCGTGTGGGTCGAGCACGATAAGTACGGCCGACAATTCAAGGTGCGTTCGTGCACGGTCGCTCGACCTGAGTCGACCGATGGGATCGTCGCTTGGCTCGCGTCGACGTTGCCGAGCATCGGCGAGTCGCGTGCCCGTGCGTTGGTCGACCGGTTCGGCGCGAAGCTCTGGTCGGTGATCGAGTTGCGACCCGAAGCGCTGTGCGAGGTCGACGGCATCACACCGAGTCGGGTCGAAATGATCGTGACCGCGTACCACGCGCACCGCGCCGAGCGCGATCACATGATTCGGCTTCGAGCGTGGGGTCTGACCGATGCCCAAGTCGCGCGCTGTCGCGCAGCGTGGGGCGAGCTCGCCGCGGTCGTCGAGCACGTGCACGCGAACCCGTACGACCTCGCCGAGTGCGTGCCCGGATTTGGTTTCTTGCGTGCCGACCGTGTCGCACGGCGAGCGGGCGTACCGCATGACGCGCCCGCTCGTGTGTTCGCCGGGGTCGTGCACGTGCTCGAAACCGCTGTCGGCGCGGGGGATTGCTTCTTGTGGGGCGCCGAGCTCCAGCGACGCGCGGCGAAGCTACTCGATGTCCCGTCCGCGAACGTCGCCGACGGGATACGCGCCGCGTGTGCCGCGGGTCACGTCGTCGGTGCACGCGCTCGGTACTACGTGCGCCGCATCGACGAAGCCGAGGCGGGATGTGCCGGCAACTTGGCCGACATGCTCGAGCGCGGACACACGGTCCCGATCGCGGCGAATGACAACATGAACGTGATCAACCTCGCCGAGCGACGGCGAGTGAAAGGATAGGGTCGATGTCGACCAACCACACCAACCGCATTCTGAACGTCGACGCGTACCCTTGCTATTGGCCCGAGGATTGGCCGCGTACGGACAAGTACAAACGTCGGTCATCGAGTTACCAGGTCACGTTTGCTCGAGCGCGTGACGGCATCTCGCGGCGGTTGCGACTCATGAACGCGTGCGAGATCGTGATCTCGACCAACATCCCGCTGCGACATGATGGGTTGCCGCTCGCGGGCATGTCTGAGCCTGCCGACCCGTCGGTCGCGGTGTACTGGGCCGAGCGCGATGAGTGGAAGGACGGTCACCAGCAGTACCGATACCGCGTGATCGCGTGCGACCACTGGCGACGGGTCGACGAAAACATGCGCGCGGCGAACCTCGCGATCGATGCGCTCCACGCGCTCAAGCGCACCGGCGCGACGCAAGTGATCGAAAAGGCGTTCACGGGGTTCACGGCCTTGCCGGCGTCGACGGACGGTGCGCGTCGTCGACCGTGGCGCGAAGTGTTCGAATGGCCTGACGGCTGGCGCATCACACCCGAGAACATCCATGGGCGATACAACCACCTCGCGCGGTTGCGTCATCCTGACGCAGGCGGGACCCATGACGGCATGGTCGAGCTCAACCTCGCACGCGAGCTCGCACTACGCGAGGTCGTGTCATGATCAATGCACGGTGTCGTGAGCGGTTGATACAACGAATTGATGAGTGGCTTGCCCGCATTGAAGCGCGACCGTGTCAACTCGGCGATGGCGAGTGTCACGAGCTCAAGATCACCGCAGACCTCGCGCGTGAACCGAACACGGACGGCGAATTGTTCGTCACATTTTGGGTCGAAGCATCAGAAACCGAGGCCGTATGAGCGGGTCGTCATCATGCCGTACGTGTCATCGACCGATCGTGTGGGCGCGCTCGGTCCCGAACGGGAAAAACATCCCGCTCGATCCCGACCCGACACCGCGCGGTAACCTCGTGCTTAAGACGATTGGGATCGACGCCAAGGGCGGCGTGTTGTTCGACGCATTCGTGATCGACGAAGCCGACCGCGCACTGTACGCCACGTTGTATCAATCGCATTTCGTCACGTGCCCGTACGCCGATCAGCATCGGCACCGGCGGCGGTCACGATGACAGGATTCACCAGTATCCCGGGCGTGACCCTCGACCCGTCGCAGCGTCGCGCGGTCGACCTCGCGTGTACCGCGACCCTCGGCATCATCACGGGTGGGCCGGGAACGGGCAAAACGACGTGTCTGCGATACGCCCTCGACATCCTCGACGACCGCGGCGAGTCGTACGAGCTCGCGGCGCCGACGGGCAAAGCCGCAAAGCGGATGCAGGAAACCACGGGACGATGGACCGCGCGCACAATCCATCGGTTGCTCGAGTACCACCCGCATCACGGGTGGCAACGCAACCGCCGTCACCCGCTCGACACCGACGTGGTCATCGTCGACGAGTCGAGCATGATCGACGTCGAGCTCGCGGCGCGCCTCACGGACGCGATCGACGTGACGCGCACGCGGTTGATCATGATCGGTGACGCCAATCAGCTGCCGCCCGTCGGGCCCGGTCGCGTTTTTGGCGACTTGGTCGATTCGGGGTTGGTCCCGACGGTGCGGTTACAAACCCTGCACCGCGCCGCACTCGAGTCGTGGGTGTGCCAGAACGCACCACGGGTGCTCACGGGCGAGATGCTCGAGCTCAAGCCGCGGCGTGACTTCTTGTGGGTGGAGGTCGAGCACGCGGCTGACGTGTTGGAACACGTGCGGCGCATGGTCGTCGAGCACTTGCCCGAATACGCCGGCCTCGACGCGCAAGCACTGATTCCCCAAAGGCCGGGCGTCGCCGGGATCCTTGCCGCCAATCGCGTGCTGCAACACGCGCTCAACCCGCGGGCCGATGGCACGCCGTACTTACAACGCGGGCGTGAGGGCGACGACGACCGGGCGGAGTTGCGCGTCGGCGACCGTGTGATCCAGACCCGCAACGACTATGCGATCGAGGTGTTCAATGGCGAGGTTGGTGCGATCACTGACATCGCCGCCGGTCACGTGCGTGTCGACTTCGCCGGCCGCGAGATCGTTACGTACACGCTCGAGCAGGCGAATGCGCTCGAGCTCGCGTACGCGCTCACCGTGCACCGCGCGCAGGGCTCGGAGTTCCCTTGGGTCGTTGCGGTGTGTCACTCGACGCATTCGTACGTGCTGTCTCGCCAGCTCCTTTACACGGCGATCACGCGCGCCAAGGTCGGCGTCGTGTTGATCGGTGACGACCGCGGGTTGCACCGCGCGCTGTCCGACGCGCGGCCGCCGACGCGTCACACGACGTTGATTGAACGCATTCGCGCCCGGCTACCCGCCGCGGACCCGACCGACCCGACGACCGAGCCAACCCAACCGACCCGCCCGTCACCCTGAAAAGGCCAGCTCACCCATGACCACTGTCGACCGACTCACTGACGAGAACATCCGCCTACGCGCCACGCTCGCGCGCGTACAAACGCTGCCCGACAAGTGGCGACAGTGCGAAGGCGAGCACTGCAGCCGATGCGCCGGCGAGCTTGAGACGGCCCTGCGAAGTGAGTCAAACCCGACCCCGACCGACTCGACGGCCGACTCCACGACCGAGCCCTCACCGACCCGCCCGTCACCCTGAAAGGCCAACTCACCCATGACGACAAAACGTTTCACCGCTGCCAATTCGTTTCCGCTCCGCGAGGTCAACGCGTTGCTCGAGTTGCACGCATGCGTGCTACGTGGCGGCGACGCCCGGCACATGGCGCAAAGCACTATCGTGTGCAACGTGATGCGGAAGTTCCGCGTCATGCAGCGCCGGTATGCCGAAGCGAAAGCGCAAGGCGTCGACATCAGTAGCGACAACGGCGAGACCGTGTCATGACGGCGGCGCTGCCTGTGCATTCGTGTTGTCCGGCTGCGCGCATCGCATTACACGCGCGACGTGATAAGGCGCGCGTCGTGAGCGACGGCGACGCGTACCGATGGTATTGCGGGCGCGTCGCCGAGGTCGCCGTGATCTTTTGCCCATGGTGCGCGGTCAATCTCGAACTCGACCGACGCGCGCGCGCCGAGCTCACCGCGCGGGAGCGTGAAAAGCCGACTGACATCCGCTCGAGGCGCAAGCCATGACGACGTCGTCGATACCGCCTGCGCCGACGACGGTCGACGTCGTACCGGAGACAGTCGACACGTCGACAGGCACACCAGTCACGGAGGCGCACATCGGTTGCCGCGTACAATGCGTCCAATGCGGGCGCCCGGGAGAAATCGATGATGTGACGCTGGGCGGCTCCGTCATCGTGCGGCACAACGCGACCACGTGGTGCGTCGTCCCGGCGGCAGTCGTCGGCACGCTCGAAGCCTGGAACGTGAGGTCACTGTGAAATGTGTGAATAGGAGGGGACGGCGTGAAAACTGCGAATGATAACGAGCCGGATAACGCGATGCTGGTAACACTCACGCGCGGTGAGCTCAAAGCCCTGATGCGCGAAGCACTCCAAGAGGTCGGCGGTTATGCCGCGGCGCCGAGCCGCGAGTTTTTGACACCCGAGCAACTGGGCCAGCGCCTCGGGGTAAACCCGGCAACGCTTCGCACGCTCGTGAGTCGCTACGGGCTGCCGTCGCACATCATTGGCCCACGTCTGGTGCGTTATTTGTGGTCCGAGGTAGAGCAGTGGCTTATGAAGCGCGGCAGAAATCTCGAGCACGTCGAACGCCAGAGTCACCTGCGCCGCGTGCGTTCCTGACGCGGCTGACTTCTCCCCATACCCGAACAAACCATGTCGCGAGTCTACGACCGAAACAAAGATTGCCCCGCGAAGGGTGTGCGCCTGTACCTCGACTACACCATCACGCCCGAGCTCGCCGCGAAGTACAACGTGCCGACGCGCAAGAAGGGCGAGCCGCGCGTGCGCGAGCCCGCCCTCACCAAGAACTGGGACACAGCCGATTCGCGCTTGCGCGACCGCGAGAAACAGGTGCACGACGGGACGTGGCGACCGCGCGACGTCGAGGACATGCCCTTCCGCGGGTTGGCGGCGATGGCGATTGCCGACATGCGGACGCGGCGCGTGCGCGACGTGGGCGACGTGGAGGCACGCTTGAACACGTACGTGCTGCCGATCATCGGCGAGCGACTTTGCCGCACCTTACGCAAACGCGACCACGCCGAGGTGGTGCGCAAGGCGTGGAACGACAAAGCAGCGGACCTTGCCCCGCGCTCCATCCACCACATCTACGAGGCCGAGCGGCGCGTGATGCAGTTCGGCGTCGATCATGACCCGCCATTTTTGGATGAGCACTTCTGCGTGCTGTCGGTGAAGAAAAAGGAGCTGCCCAAAAAGCGCGACAAGGACCCGCGCTGGCGCAGGACCGCGCGCGACGAGCGCGCCTCGCTCGAAGTGCTGATGGGTGCGCCGCACGACAAGGTGCCGCTCGACCGCAAGGCGATCTATGCGGCGACGTTCTTTGGCGGCGCCCGACAGAGCGAGGTGCTCGCATTGCAAGTACGCGACTACGATCGCGGGGCGCGGCCCTTGCCGCGGCTGTGCTTTGCAGAGCAACTCGACCGTCAGGGCGAAAACGGCGAGACCACAGCGCTCAAGGGTGATGGTCCGGTGCGCGAGGCGCCGGTGCACCCGGTGGGATGCACGATACTCGAGGAGTGGCTACTCGTCGGCTGGCCCGCGATGTTCGGTCGGCAGCCGCGTCCCGATGACTTGCTCTTTCCAAGTCGCCGCGGGCCGCACATCGCGCGCTCTCCGAACCACATGCTCAAGAAGCTGAAGCAGGACGAGAAGCGCCTCGGCATCCCCGTGCAAACGAACCACTCGAAGCGCCGGGCGCTCGCGACGTTCTTACAAGAGGACGGGGCACCGAAGGAGCTGATCGCGGCGATCACGCACGAGGGCGTTGCGACCGAGACGCGCGGGGTGTTCCGCGGGTACTCGGTGTTTTCGTACGAGATGCTGTGTCATGCAGTCCTGAAGCTCAGGTTCCAGCCGCGTGACCGGCTTCCCGACGCGCCGGAGCCGATCGACGTGCCAGGGTTGCCAGCGAGCTTGCGGACAGTGCAGGCGGCGGCCATGGCCCCGAGGGGGCCGGCGCAGGGGGCCGGCGCGGACGTCCTAGCGTCGAGACGCGACGAAGGTTGGCACCAGGGTTGGCACCAGCCGACCCCCTCAATCCAAATGACTCAATCATTCCAAACAGTTGACTCGCGGGGTGGACGGGGCTCGAAGCGTTATACCACGTGCGAAACGCCGACAAACGAGGCGATTTTACGTTGCCACATCGCTGATCGCGACGAGGATATCGTCGAGGAAAGCACCGGTCGTGGCGACGTTGGCACTCCGACTGTGCCAACGCTCCTTCCAACGGAGCTCCCCAGTAGCCTCAGCGTGGCGGCTGACGCCATGCGGAGCGGGCGCGTCCAGCACATGACGGCCGAATGGCGCGGGCATCTTGCCGCCGTCTGCGAACTGGCAGCGCGCCTCGTGCTGCAGGGGCTCGCAGACCACCGCCTCGATCAGACCGTGCGCTGTACGCGGTGCAAGACCGCCGACTCCCTACCGGGTCGCAAGCGCTGCCGGCGTTGCGACAGATACATGCGAGAAAAAAATAGGGCCTCGCGAACTGAGCGATCGGGATCCTGAACGGCTGCGCGCCTGCGGCGCTACCCGTGCCCGACCAACCGCAACACCGCGAGCACGATCACCAAGATCGCGCCGAGCCAAAACACGGTGGCCATGGTGTACAGCGTCACCGGTGTCATGGGCACGCGCGGCGAACACGCGTGCGTGAGGATCGCAACGGCAATTAGAATTGTGTCGGTGTCAGAGTGCATGACGGTTCCCTTTCCTCGGTGACGCATAACGGCGGTGAGGGCGGCGGCGACAAGTCGGCGACACGCGCTGGCCAATGGATCAAGTACACGACGCCGTCGCGTTCGACGGTTGCGCCGTCGTCATCGATCTCGATTCGCGTGCCACGTATCGTGATCCACGCACGCATGAGGTCACCGCATGTGTTTGACGATCAACACGCCGTGTTGATCGTTCGGGGTTGCTTGTGGGTTAATCGTAACTTGGTAGACGCGTGCACGTAACTTGAGTATCTGTTTGCCCGCGTTGCCCGCGCCGACCGTGTACATGTACACGAGGGCGTTAGCGTTCTTACCCGCAGTTTTCGACCGACCACCGATCACGACCACGCCGTTGACATACAAGACGAGCTCGATATACCCGCCCGCGTTCATGCTCCCGGCCACACTCGCCTTGGCGATCACAACGTCGTTTTCGACCGCCCAAAACGTCGCTTGCGCGCCCGGGATATCAGCGTTGTTCGGAGCGCCGTCGGTCGCGAATCCCGCGAGTGATTGGACTTGCGCGGTCATGTCGTGACCCTTTCGACGAGGATCTCACAATGATGCCCAAGTGCTTTTTTGGTCGCGGCGTTAAGTGTCCATGACCCTTGGTTGACTCGCCATTGGAGTTTCAACGTGTGCACACCGGGCAGCAAACCCGCGATCCGAGTCATGATTGAAAACACGCAACTCTGCAACGCATTGGCAATGCCGTCGCATTCGATTAGGGTACCCGCGACAACAACACCGTCTAACAACAAATCAAGGATCAAGTTTTGCCCCGCGCCGCCTGGGCCGCTACCCGTGCCCACCGCGCCGACGGTCACGAGCAACACCTCGCCCGGTGTCGTTGTTAGACTTAGTGACATGCCCGGGATATCGACGAGGGTTGTGCTTGTGACCGATTGATCGGTCGCGAGGGCGAGGTAGTCGGTGCCCTTGTACATGACCTAGGCCGCAACTTTCTCAACGAGAATCGCGCAATTGTGGTTGCCCGGCGTTAGGGTATTCATTGTGAGTTGTATACCGTTGGCCGCTTGCCATTGCGCCTTAACCGTGTGGTTCCCCGCGGCGAGTCCGGCGACGCGCGTAACCAAAAACCATGAAAACGAAAACGGATTCTGTAAACACTCGGCGGCGCACGCGCCGACTTGCACACCATCGACCAACACCGCGAGCATCGGCCAACCGCCCGAGTTAGCAGCGCCCGATCCCGTGACGGTAATAAGCAATATGTCACCGACAATCGTGTCAACAGTGAGCGACATACCCGGGATATCGACGAGGGTTGTTGAGGTCGTAGATTGGTTTGTCGCAAGCGCCTTGAAATACGCTTGTTTGAATGCGTTGGCGCCGCCGATGGTCGCCGGGTCGATTCCAACGACTTGACTACCGACGCGACCCAGCAACTGACCGTCGGCGATCGTGCCGATGGCAAGCGCGGTTCCCGGCCCTGAGGACTCGCGTATCGCCCGCACGTCGGGATCTGGGTATGTGCCACCGAGGTACCCGCCCGCGGCACCGGCGGGCGGGCGCGCATTGGTATAAGCCGGATCATTACCGGGTCGCGTCTCGTTGGGACCTGTGCCGCGGCGCACCGCGAGATCGACAATCGGACCCGTCGACCCGCCCGACACTGCGACGGACGAATCCGAGCTCGCGATCATGTCGAGCTGGAGGCTGCCGCCGCTGCTACCGCCGCCCGTTACACGGAGCCAATGATTGTGCGTGTCACAGATCCACTCGTAATACGCGCCAAGCGACTGGCCCTCGGGTATGTCACACACGGCGTCAAGCACGCCGTCGAGGCGTTCGATTTGACCGCCCGACGGCGCAGCCACGGTCAAGTCGCCATACACCTCATCGGTCGATATGACCTTGACCGCGATACGCTTGCCGGGCGTCGACGCGGTGATCGTCAACGTGACGAGATGTGAGGCACCTTGGAGTTGATGCAGGTACCCGGGCGTGATCGCGGCGGCATCGGCATCGAACCCGTTGATGGCCGGGGTATCGGTGTTGAGCGGGTCGCCGCCCTCAAACATCCCGTCTAGCAGTGACATGGAATCACCTCACCAGTTGCGTGGACCCGGTTCCATGACGTCTCGCATGTATAGCCCGCTAATAAAATCCCCTTGCCCGGCGGCATGCGTCACTAGCAGAAACCACTCATCTAGCCCGTCCATGGCGCCCCAATCTGTCACGGTGCGATCGAGCACGAGCGTGTGATTGCCCGCTGACCCGGGCGTCGTTGCTGACGCGACCGCGGACCCGGTTACGGGTTGATTACCCGGTGTCCATGCACCACTGTACTTGCGCTTGAACAGCTCCATCGTGATGGATGAGCTCGAGATCTGTGACACCGTCATCTCGAGCTTTTGAAACGTAGACCCGCGCGCAAGGCGCAACGGTATTGCGAGGCGTGATGCCGTGGATGCCCAATACAACAAGCCGCCCGCGTCGACACTTGTGCCGCCGCACGCGCGATTGAGGTCAACCGGGATCACCGCCGTGGTCCGCGTGAGCACGTTGTAGTTGTATTCACCGGTGCCCGTGACGATCATCTGCGGCGCGATCATTGCCGTCGACGACCGCGCATCCCCGTTGACCTGCAGCTCGAACGCCGTGCCGCCCGAACCCACGCCTTTACCGAACGCCGCATTGGTCGGCCACACACCCCATGGTGCGGTGCCCGCGGCAACCCATGACACGCGCACCGAGTCACGTAACAGGATCAGCGCCGTCGACCCGTGGCCGGTGTTGAACTGCATCCACTTGTCTGAGGGCGCGTCCCAATATGCATTCGTGACGATGGCAAAGATGCCGTTAGCATCGGACGGGTTAGATCCAGAATACACGTGCGCATACAACCCGCCCGCGTACTTGAACGAGAAGCGCAAGATCCAAAGCTCCCCGATGTCACCCGGCGTGATGTTGGAGCTGAGCACCGGCCCGGTGCCAATGCCGTCCAAGGTCTGCGTAAACGTGTTATACCCCGTGAACGCGTTGTTCTGCGCTTCAAACGCGGCGCCGACGCCAAACGCATCGAGAATGTTTTTAAGGTTCCGCGTGCGATTAGCGAGCGCTTGCGCGATGCGCTCCACGTCGCCAGCAGCATCGTCGCGCGAGTCGATACCTTCCGGCACGTGTACCGGGCTCGTGAACTCATCGACGTCAACTAGGTCCTTGCTCATGGGTGACCGTCCTTCACGAGGTGCGTCGTATCCGGGTCTACTGGGATGTACCGAGGCGGCGGGCCGACCACGTTCCACGTGCCCGACTCATTCCACGTGTGCCCGGTCGGCCAGTTCCAGAGCTCAGCGGTTGACGGGAACAAGATGATCGTGCCGATGCAATGCGCTGCGTTCCACGCTTGCGGGATCAGCCGAATGTCCGCGAGCTCGTCATCGTCCGGCGGCGTGTCGACCCATTGGTCCGTGTAATAGAACAGCCACCAACGCGCCCACCGATCGACCTTACTGTCCGCATGCATCGCCACATCGTTGCGTTCAATCACCGAGTCGATCGGTGCACCGGCTTCGATCTTGGCAATGCCCGCGGGCGTAATCTGAAACCGCCGGCCAGACACGTAAGCCAGGTCCATCGGGAACAACGCGGGCGCGTAGTGCGCGGCGCTTTGAGCGAGCAAGGCATACGGCCCGCCTCGCACACGGTGGTCGGTGAGCCAGCGGATCAAGCGCCCCGCATACGTCGGATCGTCTTCGATGCGCCCGCGGTTGATGCGGCGCTCGCGCCCAATCAAGCCGAGCGCCTCGTACGTATACAACCCTGGGAAGCGATGCTTGACGGCGGCGATGACGGCATCACCAAAGATGTCGATGTGAAGCCCGAACGCGTAGAGGTACTTCTCCGCGTAGCCGGTTGCGAGCCATGGCACCGAGTCGCGCTTCAAGTCATCGCGGTATGTCTCGACCGTGTTAGGTTCGCGCGCCATGACTCACCCCGCGTGTCCTTCGGGCGGCGGCACTTGATGCAACGTACCGGACGGTACGCCGTCCATGACCGGCACTTGAGTATCACCGACCGTGACATCGCCCGACGGCGTGAGCACGTCCACGTGGAAGATCTGCGGGAACGAACCCGCAATCGTGGCGCGTATGGCATCGTGATAAACCTTGCCCGGCGGCGTGTCGATGATGTTGCCCGCAATGGGTTGCGTGGACATGAACGCAGTCAGGCGGTTCGCGATCGCGGTCTGGATTTCGGCCACCGACCGACCTGACGTGTTGTACATCCAGAGCTCGTACGTCACGGCAATGGGCAACGGCACCGCGCTCATCGTGTGCGCCGTTACACCGAGCGGCGCGGCGTTATGTTGGATTGCCTCGTTCGCAATGCCGAGGTCGGTTGCCGGGTCGTCGTCATCGCCGGGCACTTCGCCCGAGGCCATGGCGACGTACGTAGTCACGTTGCCATAGCCGTCCTTCGTGGTGCGGATACGCGTGATGCCGAGGCTTGAGCCGTCCGGGCGCGTGGCATTGCGCACGGCGCTTGAATACGCGTCCCAGGGACCCATCGGCGAGAGGGCTCCCGACTTTTCCTGACACCGCGCCCGCAATGCCGGATCCGTCTCGGCGTCGCGCCCAACGACCGCCGCTTCGTTGTGGCACTCCACGCCGAGTAGCGATGTGGTGAGCTCGCTGATAGCGCCCGGCGGCGATGTGCTCGCGGTGCCCGCTTCGGTGGCGAGGATCGCGACCTTCATACCCAGCTGGCCCGCGGTGAGCGACACGGGCTCGGTGTTCCGGTACGTGGCGCCCGTGCCCGGGTTACGCACGATCAAGTCACTCGGGTCAAGGTCGTACTCGCCGCCGCCGGTGTTGTCGAGCGTGACGAAGCCCGAAGCGAAGGTCGCCTCGATGCGGTCCACACCGTAAACGTAATGGCCAACGATGGTGAGCCAGTCGCCCTCGGCAAGCTCGAGGAATCCGCCTTTGGCAGTGAGCGAGACCAGCTCCGAGAACGCCGCGAACACGACCGATACCGATACGATGATCACGCGCGGCACACCGCCCGGCTTCCACGATGTCGTATTGATGCCGAGCACACCGAGCGCTTCATAGATCGACGCTTGCACCTCTTGGCGCGTAACGGGCTTCACGAGATCGGCGAGTGTGAACGTGGTCATGCAAGCGTGCCCGTAGCGGTGTTGAGTGGGTTCTCGACCGCGATAGTGTCAACCAAGACCTGTCCGTCGGTAACGGCAAACGTGAACGTGAACGGCGCAAGCGTGGGATCGTGGGGCGTGATCGACGCGGTGATGTTGAGCGTGCGCGTCACAAGTACCGACACGAGCGTGATGTTGCACTCGGCCACGCGGTCGTCCTTCTCAGCCTCTGATGCCAACGATTGCGCAAGACCACGCAGCTGCTCTTGCGTCATGCCTCGGTTGCAATACGCACGGAGGTCACGCCCGTAATCGCGATCGTCCGGCAACATGCCGCGCGGCGTGGTCCAGCGGCGTATGGTCGCGTACACGATAGCGGTCGGCGAAGCCGGGTCCACGTCGGCGAAGTCCTCGCGCACGTCGGTGACACAGATCGGCTCGGTGCCGAAACCGAGCTCGCCGGTAGCCGGGTCATTGACGCGCTCGAGCGTTGCCACGTTCGCCTGTAACGATGCCTCGAGCACTGGATTCGACAGCGTGGTCATGACGTCTTGAAGACCTCTTCTGCCGCCGCCCAGTCGCTCGGCGAGGTAGTGACCAAGATCAACGCGTTCGCATGGCCGGGCGCACCGGGCAACGACGCGTTCACCGCTACCTGCAACTCAGCACCGATCGTCGATGAGGAGCCGTCGAAGACGTAAACAGACAGCGCGCCGTCGGGGATGCTGAGGCCAGCTGCCGCCATGATCTGGTCCAGCTGCGTATTGAGGTCGGCAATCAACGCCGCAATCGCCTCGGCTTCCAACGTTACCGACGGGCCACCGATCGCCGCCTGCAGCTGCGCCACGTTGGCAATAGCTGCGTCGATGGTGCCCTCAAGGTCGGGCGGCGCAACCGTGATCGCGACGAGGCAATTGTTTAGCCCGGAGAGCTTGGCTTGGATGTCCGGTAGCGCGAACCCCACCGACACGTCGAGCCCGGTCTTAAACGCCGCAAGTAGCGGAATCATCTCCGCGAACGACAGCTCGGCGAGCTGCGTAATCATAGCTTCACCTTCGGCGAGCCCGTAGAGATCGAACCGTAAAGCGGCGAGGCGATCGTGGGCGTCGGCGGCGTGGTGCTGAAGCTAATCAGGTGCGGCACACCGGGCAGCACGGCGGGCGCGGGCGGCGTTGTCGGCGTCACGGGTATGAGCACGACCGTGCAACCCGGCCCGCCCGATTGCACGAGGTCACCTTGCCGCGCGGCACGCATCTCCGACTCGGCGAACACAATCTCGATCGGCACGAAGCCCGGACCATCCACGCCCGCAAAGTGAGTCACGATCGGTTGCTGCGGATCCCCTTCGACGAACTCGACTAGCACCTCAGTCCCGGGCGTGAGCTTGGCAGCTGCGCCCGCAACGCCCGGCCAGACACGGATCGGCTTCAGGTCCGGCAATCCCGCATCACGCCGCACCGCTTGCAGCTCCAGCCTGCCGTCGTCGCGTTGGAACACGACGCGGTAACGGTACTTGCCATAGATCGGCGCGTCGGTTACGCGTCGCGCGATCACCTCGAGCAAGCCCGCAAGGCGCCCGCGCTCCCCCGCCGTGCCGCCGACCCACGCCACGACACGGGTCTTGTCCGCGGTGATGTAGAGCTCGAACTCGCGCACGGTCTGCGGCTCGCTGAGCGGTGATTGCGCGATGACCGAGCCGATCTGCACGACACCCGGGTCCACCACCGAGAATGTCAGCATGCGGTTACGCGGGTCGTAGCCGAGTACATCGGCTTGTGACTCGAGCGGCAGTGCCACCGATGCACGAGGGCCGACGCGCGTGTTGCCATCGTAGCCGACCCACCACGGCACGCCTTGCCCGATCACGTGCTCGAGCACGCGAGATGCCACGCCGGCCGAGCGCACGTAGTCCACGCCGATCCGCTCGGCCGCGGGCACGAAGTCCATGATGGCCTCGCCCACCTCGCGCGCGGCATCGTCGGCGACTAAGCGCGCCTTGATCTTGGCATCGTTGTGATATGCCTTGCGCCCGAGCTGCCGCGACCAACCACCCGCGCCGCCAACGACGACGCACCGCCATTGCTCCACATACTCGCCTGCGAGGTTGGCGCGCACGGTGCCACTGAGCACGAGCGAGCCGGCGCGGATCTGCACGCGCCCGGACACATCGGGCGCCGCCTCGAAGTCGAGCTCGGCCACCCATGGGCCGATGTTGGCCACGTTGACGTGGAGCGCCGTCAACCGTTGCCCGTTGCATGTGAGATGCGCGTCGCTCATGGCGCTGCTAACCGCCTGTGCTTCTCGGCGGCCTCCTGTCGTTTGCGCTTGATCTCTTGCTCCACGGGGTCAATAGGCTCGTCGTCACTGCCCTCCGGTGCCGCGTGCCCGGGCGTCGGCGGCCGAAACTCGATCACCTTGACCTCGGCTTCCCACACGCCGTCTTCGACTTGCTGCGGCGGGATCACGTCTTCGACCACGATCGAGCGAATACCGATCGACGCAAGAGTCGGGTGCACGACATCGAGCGCACGTGGGCGCTTGCCGTACGGTGGCTTCTTCACGACGTTAGCGAACGCGTTCCACTCCGCGTACTCGGCACGGTTACGCATCCGAAATTTTAGCGAGAAGTGCGACGGGCGCAGACCGCGAAACACGAGGCGCGCACCGGACAGGCCCGGCCCGACCATCTCCTCCCACGCACGCGGCGAGCTCGGCCCGACCACCTCGCCAATGCCGGGTGTAGCTTGCCCGCCGACCGTGAAGCGGTCGATGGGCTCGTCTATGGGGTTCCAGCTCACGTCGCGCCCTCGGGCTCAGTGCCGAGCTGGAACGCCAGACCCTGCAAAATGGACTCGAGCTCGCGGCGCACGTCGACCGCGAAGCCGTGCGGGTCGCTCGCTTGCGAGTGCACATGCAGCTCGCCGATCGTGACGTTAGCCGTGGCACCGCCGCGGCCGGCCGCATGCCCCGCCGCTGCCGCAGTGCCAGCCGCCGCTGCCGAGCTCGCGGCACCCTCGGGCGGCGTGACCATCTTGTCCGCCGCCGCTTGCGCCTCGGGTGTGCCGCGCTCGATGCCGACGGCTACGCCTCGCGGGATCTCCACGGCTGCGTCGGCGAATAGCTTGCTCGGCGACTCCGATTTGATGGACGCCTTGAACCGCTTGATGATGTTGCCGCCGAGCTTGTCGAACCACTCACCGATGATCGCCCAACCCGCCTTGAGCGGCCTCATGATGCCGTCGATGATCGCGACGCCGAGCGCGGCGAAATCGAACTTCTTCCACGCTTCGGAGATGATGGACCAACCTTCCATTACGGCGCGCGGCAAGTCATGCCAGAAGAACTTGATCTGACGATACACGCCGTAGGCCGCAACACCGACGGCCGTCAATGCCACGGCCAGCGGCGCCACCACGACCAACAATCCCCAGAACGCGATCTTGCCCGCTTTGAGCGCGTTCTCCATGGTGAACAATCCGTCGGTGATTTCGGAGCTACCGAACGTGTCTTTGAGCCACAACCGCAAATCGAGGATCGCGATCTCGAAGTCGAGCGCGGCGATCACGAGCCCTTGGAAAAACCGCTTCGCGAGCGGCGCCGCCTTCGTCATCCCGTCCACGAGCGGTTGGAACAAGTGCTCAAACAGCTGTTTGAGCGCACGTCCGGTTTCGGTGGACTGGCTGAACAGTTCATTGAACTCGCGCCACGCATCGAGGTACCGATCGAGTTTCAGCCCCGACGTGAGCAAGGCAAACGACTCTCGGAGCTTCTCGGCTTGCACCGTCGTGGACGACAGCAAGCGATTGGCTTGCCCGCCGATGTCTGCTTTCACGCGATCGCTGAGACGCTTGACGGACTCACCAGCCATGTTCGCCGTAGTCGCCCAACCGATGAAGCGTTGCGCGGCGGCGTCGCCCTGAACGGACATCTTCATCTGCGCGGCATCGAGCGTGAGTGCGAGGTTCTCGCCACGAAAACCGAGGCGGTACAGCTGATCGTTGAGCTTGACGATCTCGGCGCGAGACAACGCCGACTTGGCCGACACGCGGTCAATGCCATCCTGCATCGCTTGCGCGTCACCCGGGATCTTCTGGTACCAAAAGCGCAGCTTGGTCAGCCCCTCGAGACGGATCTTCTCTGTGCGCACGACATCGCTTTGGGCAACGCCGTACTGATACAACGCCTTGACGGCGGCGCCCGCGGCGACGGTGAGCGCCACCATGGCGGCGGCGATCGCCGCGATGCCGAGCGCGATGGCGCCGCCGGCGAGCAAGCCCTTGAGCGCCCCGAGCCGCGACACGACATTGCCAATCGGCCCCGGCATGAGCTGCGTTGTCTTTTGAAGCTCGGCGAAGCGTTTCGCGAGGGACCCGGCCCCGGAGCTCGACTTGGTAAACTCACCGCCGAGTGACACGTACGACGCTTGCGCTTTGGCAATGGACTCGCGCTTGAGGTCCATCTGTTGCTTGAGCTGACGGTACGCGGCGACGTTGACGACCGAGCTCGACTGCAGATTGCGCATGGCCTTCTGCATCTCGGCGAGCGCGCGCGAATCGCTATCGATGGACTTCCTAAGCTGCTCGAGCGCGCCGGCTGCGGTCTTCGCTTCGGCGGTGAGCTGTTCCGCCTCGAGCTCGAGTTGAAACTCCGATTTGGTCTTTTCGGCGGTTGTTCCCATGGATTCATTGGGCGGCGGCAAGCGCCTTTAGAAACTCGAGAATGTTGAGACGCAACGCCTTGATCTCGGCGAGTGCTTCAGCTTGCATGATGGCGCCGACATAGGCTCGCGCGAGATCTCCGTCGGCACGCTCGTCGTCGTCGGACGGTAGTGTGTAGCCTTGCGCTGCAAGCAAACACTCGGCGGCGACGCCCACCTCCTGTTTCGCCCGCGCTCGCAGCGCGATTATTTTTCGTTAAGTTCCTCCGCGCGGTGTCCCGCGAGCTTAGAGACGGCGCCGGCGAGGCGAATCCAAAGCGCCGGGTACTCGTCCATGATGGCCTCGAACTCGGCACGGCTGGGGTGCACGATGCACGGGCGCACGAGGCGCTCGGCTTCATCCACCGATGCTTTAGGCGAGTCCATGAAGCGCCGGAACGATGCCTGTCCGGCACGTCGGACGATGATCACGCCCATCGGTGTCTCGACCGCGCGGATGCGCTGGCCTTCGGGACCGTACTTCGCTTCCGCAGCTGCGAGCGCTTCGGCATCGCCCAACGCGCGCTCCTCGCGCTCGAGCGTCTCGTGCACCTCACGCTCAGCCTGAGCTCGCGCGCGGGCGTCGGCGAGTGCCGCTCGCTTGGTCCGCACCTCGGCCAGCCGGGCGGTGGGATCGGGCGCGGCGAAATCGGGCGGCGGCGGCGCCGTCGAACCGTTGCCGACGGCGCTCATGGGACGCCTCCTGTCCGCGCATCCCAGAGCTTGAGCCCATTGCGGGTCAGCCACATGGGCTGAATCTCAATCTCCTCCTTGAGGTTCTCCGTGGACTCGTCGTGCGACGCAGTGATGCCAACGACGCAGCACCGCTCGATCACGACGCTGATGTCGCCTTCGTCGTACTCGACAAACTGCACCATGATTTGAAACTCGACGTCACCGTAGGACTTGCTGTCGCTCGAGCGCGCGGCGAGCCCGGCTAGGAACTCGTGCACCGACTTCTTCCAACCGCCGAGTTTCACATTCTCGGGCGTGTACTTGCCATGCGAACGCCCGCGCGGTGCATGGTGACGACCCATGCCGTACGCGAGCGCGCGCTCCCGCTTGTCGCCGTAAGAGATGCTTGTGAAGCCCGTCCAAACCTCGTCGTATGCCTTGCACACGATCGATGCCCAGCTGTACTGGTTCCCGTTGACAAAAAACTGATCGGCCATGGTCGTCGCTCCTTTCCCGGTTACACCGTCACACCGCGACGACTTGCAGCGCGGGGTTGTAGTACCCGATCGTGATGTTGAAGAACTCCGGATAGGCCAGCGGCGTGATGCGCGCGTCGCCGTTGATGGTCTTGGTCGACAGCACGTTGTCGTTGCGCGCGAGCACGAACACCGCGTCCGACGCCTTCGGCTTCGCGAGCAAGCGCGCCGCGAGTACGGCGTTCGCGCCAGCTTCGATGTCGAGCGCCTCGGTTTCGAGAATGAAGCCGGTCGTGCGGTTGACCAGGATCGGTTTGTTGCACCGGTGGATGAGGTACACGCGGAGCGCGATCTCACCGAGGTTCATGACGCGCCGGTGCGGCATGAGCTGGAAGTCCGACCCGTCCGGCGAGAAGATGCGCGGCCGACACACGTAGACGCCCTGATAACCGTCCCACGTGCGCAGCACTGTGAAGCGCGCGTCATCGAGCCCGGGGTTGATCGCCTCATCGTGCTCGTCGATGTTGCCGTTGATGTCGCGGATCGCTACGCCGGGCAGCGCGCCGGTGTCCACGGCAGCGATGTTGATCTCCTCGGACACCGAGGCTTGTCGCCCAGCAACCGCATGCGAGATCGGGCGCCGGTACTTGCGCCCGCTCACCGAGGACGTGAGCTTGCACGCCCCTGCGCAGAGCTCGCCAAACAGCGTGGTCTTCGACGCGAATTCGGTGGACAGCGCACCGAGATATGTGGCTTCGGACTCGCCACCATCTGGCATGCGCGTATTACCGATCCACGCGCGGGGTTTGCCGGCCGCTTGCATGCCGGCGATCTTCAGCTCGATGACATCGAACGTGTTGGGATCAATCTCGCCGACGATCTGCACAACATCCCAAGCGACCGTCGTTGCCGCGAGTGCATCGAGCGCGGCTTGAAGCCCGGGTCCCTCCCATTGCGGCGCGGTCGCGTCAGCCTGATACGACTCGCCGGCGACGAGCGTGCCGGCGGCGAGTTCGAGCTTGACGCCCACGCCCGGCGCCGTGATCGCTGTTGCGGTCCCAAGCGATTGCACCGCGCCCTTCGTGCGCCCACCATCCACGCTCAGCTGGTACGTGATGCCGACCGTGCCGACCGTGCCGCCCTTGACGATCATCAAGACAATCTCAAGGTCATCGACCGGGGCGGCGGGCGGCGACTCGGACACGGTGACGACGCTCGTCCCGGTCGCCGGGCCGGTGCCGGCGGCGTTGAACGATTCGACCGCCGACACGGTCCCGGGGATCGTCGCATCAGCGCGCACGAGAATCACGGGCTTGCCGTACCGGTCGACGTAGTGACATGCCGACTCCACGAGTGGGCCGGACTCATACGTCTTGGTGATGTCCTTCACGCGCGCGAACGTGGCCGGCACATTGAGCGGTCCTTTCGAGGACACACCCACGAGCGCGTGCAAGTTGCCGGCGCTCGGCGGCAAGACGCCGAGCGCTCCGTCCAGTTCTTCCATGTTGACTGCGGGTAGACTCATGGCGGCGAATCCTTTGTCACGTGAATGGTTTCGGTCACGTCAAGTAACGAGAGCCGCGCGTTGATCGCGGTGTCTTCTGGCACGCCCTCGAGCGGCGCGTCGGCGACCATGGACTCAATCGTGCAAATGGCGATGAGCGTTGCGCCGAAGCGCCGCTCGTTTTGCCGATCGATGTTCCACGCTTGCGAGATCACGCGCACCGTGCCGTGCGCAGCGAGGTAGACCGCGCGCCACCACGCATCCCGGAGCGCACGCACGGCGACGTATTGCGCGAGCTCCACCTCGGGCGCCGTCTGATCTGAGGTGCTGATCACGCAATGGAACAGCTCGCGCAAGGTCGAGATCGGGCGCGGGTTGCGGCCGACGTTGCGTGCCGCCTCGTCTGCGCCGATGTTGCCGGCGGGGTCACCCGGGACCCATGCGATCCGCGGACCGGTGAACTGACGCGGTGGCTCGCGCCATCCGAACGGCTGAGCCACGCCCGGTGTCTCGACGGCGAAGCGCGCCGTGACATCCTGGTACAGCTTGACGAGCGCGAGCGTGTCCGTCATAGGACGCCGGCCTCCTTGCCCGTCATCGTGTCAGTGAAGTGCTTTGACAAGATGCGCGCTGTCGCCTCAGCCATGGCCGGCGGTAGCGCATTGACCGGGATGAGCTGCCGCGCTTTGCCACCGCGCACGCGCCCCAGATGGTGCGCGGCCTCGACACCCTTCAATCGCACGTACACAGTGCCGCCGATAGCGGCGACGCCGAGCGCCTTGCCCGCGCCGGTGAGCGGCACCTCGCCCTCCTGGGTCAGCTCGAGCGGGGCGCCATCGGGCGACTGGCCGGCGGCAATGGTGCCGCGCAGCTCGCGCTCGAGCATGTCGGCGACGTCCGGTGCCGCGCGCTTGCCGAGCTCGGGCAGTGACCGCACGCGCGCGATCCACGCATCGAGCGTGGCCATGGCGGCGGTGTTTGCGGCGACGGTGCTCAAGGTTACCCGCCCGTTCCCCGGCGCGCTTGATCCTCCCCGCGCGCGATGTCGACTTGCACGTCCTGATAGACGTACGGTGATTGCTCGGAGTACCCATGCGGTCCCCCGTGGACGATCCCGCTGCCCTTCGTTACGTCCGCGCGAAGCGGCAAGTCATAGAGCCCGGTCTCCGAGTTCGCCGCGGCCTGAATCTCCTTCTCGGCGGACTCGGCGCGGCCCACGATGTATGCGAACTGTTCATCGGTCGCGTTGACACCACGCTTCGCGAGCAAATCCGGCGTGATGATGCGCGTCACCCATTGCTCGATAATACCGGGGATCGGCGGCTGGAACGGCGCCGCGTACCGCTTGCGCAGCTGCGTGTCGAGCCACTGCGAGGTGACATCGATCGCCGCCGCCGTGAACCCAGGCGACGCTTGCTCGACCTCGTCGACATACCCGCCGGGTATGAGCGCGAGGATCTTGTAGCGATCGAGAGTCAGATAGGGCATGGGGTCACCGGGTCAACTAAAGGCCCGGCGACCGACCGATTAGGGTCCGTGTTAACCGATCGATCACCGAGCCCGAGCGAGTGCGCGCGTGACGAACGGTTAGGTCGCCATGCACTTGAAGAGCAAGTACGGATGTCCCGCGGACACCGTGTTGCGCCCGATGCAATGCCACTCGAGCTCTTGCGCGCGGTCCAGCTGTGCCTGGTCCATCACGCCGTAGTAGTTGATCTTGAACGGTTCGCGTTGCGTGTAGAGCACGGCGCCGAGCTGTGAGGTCTGCACGTTTTCACACGCGATGAAGTACGTCGTGTCGTTCTCGAAGCCCGCGAGCTCGTCGACCATGGTCGGCGTCGCGTACCCGAGTGCCTTGATGATGGCTTCGACATCCGCCGATGCCACCCCCGAGCCCGCCGCTTGGCCAAAAAACTTGGCTCCGGTGAGTTGCACCGCTCGCGGGAACAAGCGCGGCGAGCACAAGATCATGCTCGGTCGCAGGTACCGCGGGTCCTCGCCGTTGGGCATCTTGATCGTGGCGAGGTAGCCCATCACGAGTGACAGGTTCTTGAGCGCCTCGTCGAGCGTCACGGACTCGTCGATCGGGACCGCGCCCGGGTACGGGAGCGTGCGCGTGCCGGTGAGCACGTTGTCGAACCCGCCGAGATTGGTCGCGAACGGGTTGAGCGGGTGCGCTTTGGCAAAGTACGCGAGCTTGTCGTAGCCCACATACTTCGTAGCGTCGTGACCGTTGCGGAGAAAGTGCGATACGCGTTTCTGCGGCCAATACTGCATGTAGGCGCCGATCTGCGTGCTCCACTCCGATCCGAGATTGAGCCCGTCACCGTCGGTGTCTTCGAGCTGCGCGCGGCGAAGCTTCAGACCATCGCCCGCGAACCGCGTCTCGACCTCGGCATACGTGGACACGAGGTCCTCGAAATGGATGTTGCCACCCATCTTGCCTTGGTCCTTGATCGTCGCCGTCGAAAGCAGCCATGTGAGGATGTCTCGACGCGCGCCGGTCGACCGAACCTTGGTGATCTTTTGCCACCAGAGGTTCGGGTTGAAGCGCGCGTACTCCTGCTCGGTGAGCCGCTGCATACGCGACTCGAAGTCCATCAGATAGGTTGGCGTGAGCGCAGGCATGACTTATTTCCTTGACCCATGCGACGGGGTTTGCGGGGTTGACGATTTGAACGAGCCTGACGGCGATGCCGGCGGCGGTTCGCTATCGGCTTCCCCACCTTCGGCATCGGCTTCCCCACCTTCGGCAAGCGCGGGCGCGCTGATCCCGAGCCCGGGCACTTTCTGAACGGCGACGCCATAGATGGCATCGACCAGCCACACGCGCCCGGCAAGCGAGCGCGATGTGCTGAGTGACGTCACGGTCTGGTCATCGAGCACGTAACACGGCCCACCGACCATCGCCGCGGTCACCGGCGCACCGGTGTCATTGTTCCACCACACGACCTCGATCTCCATCCCGAGGTCGACGCTCACTTGCTGCTCGGCCGCGGACGCGTCGATGGTCTCGTCGAACTTGCCGATGTAAATCAGTCCAGCTGCGGCGACGCCGGGCTTGACCTTGCCCGTCGCCGTGTCGATCGCCGCAAGCCCGCCCTTGTACGCCTTCGTGCCAGCGGCGAGCGGGAATGGGTGATGGGTCCAGCGCTCGATGCGCGAGGCGCGTTCCATGATAAGCGCGGTCATTTCGCACCTCGTCCATTGGCGCCCGCCGCTACAGGCGGCGCCGGTGCTTCACGTTGTTTGTGCACCACGCCGAACTCCAGCGTGTTGCGGTTCCTACGAACGCCAAGCGTCGTATCGACGATGCCCATCTTGATGTCCATCTCGGCTGCCTCGGCACTGAGCGGCGAGCTGCCACCGGTGCTCGAGTCACCTTGTCCGGCGCCACGTGTCGGCGCGCCAGCTGCCGCACCGGGCTTCGGGTCCGCCGCAACCGGCATGCCGCGCTTAAGGTTCTTGACCATACTGCGCACGGTCGCGATCGGCGTGGAGTCGCGCATGAGCTCGGTGCGCAGCTCGCGCGAGAAATCCTTGCGCGTGTTGAGAAGGCGCAGTCGCTCGTCCCGCGTACGGTTGCGTGCGAGCTCGGCTTCGAGGTCGTGCGCCTTCGCAAGCGCCTCGAGTGCGACGCTCCGCGTAGACGCTTGCGCGCCCGCTGCCGCCGGCTTCTTGGGCGGCGGCGTGGTGTCGTCGTCGCCCTCGGCGTCCTTCTTGTCGTCGTCGCCCTCGGCGTCCTTCTTGTCGTCGTCGCCCTCGGCGTCCTTCTTGTCGTCGTCGCCCTCGGCGTCCTTCTTGTCGTCGTCGCCCTCATCCGGCTTCGGCTTCGGCTTGTCGTCACCGCCCTCGTCATCGTCGTCGCCTTCGGCATCTGGCATGCCTTCGTTCATGGCGGCGAGCGCACGTTTCGCGGCCGCTGCGTTCGGATCATCGCCCTTTGCCGCTTTCTCGAGCGCGGCGCGGGCATCCTCGTACGGGGTTCCCATTGTGCCTCCTATTTCGCCGCGAGCGATTCGGGCGAGCATGGACTCAAAGGTTGTGACTTCATCAATCAAACCGCGGCCGCGAGCGGCCTCGGCGTGATAGACAGCTGCTTCCATCGCGGCGACTTGCTTCGCCGGAATGCCGCGGCGCTCCTCGATCAACGCGAAAAACACGCCCGCAATCGCATCCACGATCTCGCGCTTCGCCGCGAGCTCGGTGTCGGTGATCGGCGCGTCGACACGGCCATCAACTTTGCGCGCACCCGAGGCGATGAACTCAACCCGCACGCCTCGCGCGGCGTTCGCAGCCGAGTAGTCGTTGCGTGTTTCGATAACGCCGATCGAACCGATCGTGGCGGTGTCGCTTGCGCAGATCCATTCCGCCGCCGAAGCAAGCGCGTAAGCAGCGCTACTCGCAAAATCACAGTATGCGTAAAGCGGCTTCTGCGCGATCTCCGCCGCAGCGCGGATCGCGCGCGCGGCGTGGAAGTTACCCGAGCACGCGCCGCCCGGGGAATCGATGTGCAACACGATCGCCTTCGCCGGCGACGCGCACGCCTCGTCCATGCGCGCACGAATAGCCTCGTACGAGTCGCACCACCCGGTGTCGTGCTGGTCGAGCGGTCCCTCGATATACACGACACAGACATCATCAATGAGCTTGGACTCACGCGACTCCGGCACGATGAACAACTCGAGAAAGGCTTGCGGGTCTACCGCGAGCAGACCCGTGCGCGCATAGCGCTGCGGCGCCATGTTGGACCGGCGCTTCATGCTGCGACCTCGTAATCTTCCGGAAAAGCGGTGTCGGCGTCGTCGGGCACATCATCCGTCACCACGTCACCGTCGATCACGTCGCCGGGCTCGAGCGTCGGCGACACCTCGACGGGTTCAATGATGTTACGTGCCACTGCCTCGTCCAGATTGAACGCCGTTTGAATGATCACGATCGCCGACTCCTTCGGCAGCTGACCGGTCGTGACGTTGGTGATCACCTCGAGCAGCGCCGTGACTTGCGCGCCGTTGAGCGAGCTCGTGGGCTCGATCGGCGGCACCGTGTCGCCGAGCTCGCGCACCGGCTTCGTAGGCACGGCAAAGCGATCAACCATGGCCTCGACGTCAACGGTGAGATCGTGCGGGGTAAGTGCCGCCGTGAGCTGCGTGAGTGCCGTCGCCGTCGTAACGAGCGATTGCGCTTCGGCGTTGCGGTCCTTCGGCGGCGTGACGTCCCATTCCATCACGCACACGCGCGTGTCGACTTCATCCACGCCATACACCGTGGCGACGTAAACCGGAATGCCTTGCGTGTTGATCGTGTACGCGAGGCCGTCGGCGGTCTCCTTGATCAGGTCCGCGCGAATGGTCTTGTGAATATCCGAGTTCTGAAACCCCGCGCCGCCGTCGACCGTCACGGTCTGCCCAGCGATGGCGATGATCATGTCGGTATTGGCCTCGGCGATCGTCGTGTCGAACGCCTCCCACCCACGCCCGTTGCTCTCCACGAGCTTGACGTCGTATCCGGGCGTCGCCGCGAAAACCGTGTTGACGCCCCACGCCATGACGCGACGCCACCATTCTTGCTTCTGATCTTCGGCCGCGCCTTGCGGTGACACGGCGACACGCGCGGGGTTGGCCAACTTGCCTTCGTAGTTGTCCTTGTGGAGCTGCGCGTGTTCTTTACGGATGTAGTCACGACCGATGCAGCGCCAGAGCCCATGTTGCCATGGCGACATCCGACCGCCGGGCGTATGCAAGACCCATTGCCCGTCACCGGGCGTAATCGGTATCGCGCCCGCGATCGACCGGTAGTACCAGCGATTTTCGTTCCAGCGGTAGAACAGGAACTCGGGGTCGAGCCGACACAGCACCGGGTACGCGCGGCCGACCACGGGTAGAAACTCCGCAACGCCAACGCCGCACAACACGCCGTCGGCGGCGAGTAGTGCGAGCTCTTGCATCGGGAGCATCTCATCAAACACCGAGCGCGCATCATCGGCGCGGTCGGTGTGCCCGGCCTCGAACGTAGCGACGAGCTCGGGGTCACCGCGGAATCGCTTCGGCAACCGAACAAGTCCCCCGGTGCGTGTCGACAACACGCCAGACAACCGGCCGTCGCGGCGCGCCGAGCGCATCAAGCGCGCCGCTTGGCTGATGTCGCCGCTATCAGCGACGCGCTCGGCGTACTCGAGATCGGCGAGGTACCACCGGGTCTGCGTCGTCGGCAGCGGTTGCAATGACCCGCCGTTGAAGCGCCGCATGGCCTCAACGTCTTCGTCGGTCGGCCCGCCGCCGTACAGTTCGGACGGCGGCGGCTGATACGCCGAACGCCCGAGCAGCTTAGATGTTGCGAGCTCGAGCGCGGCCTTCGTTACGGCAGAAGCGGCAGCGAGTAGACCCACGCCGCGCAATATGGTCGCCACCCCGAGCGGCGCGCGGTCAATTAGCGTGATGCGGCGAGCACTTGACCTACCAGACGATCCCACGCTTCGGGCGGGATACCATAGAGATCACGAAGCTTTGCGCGGCTCGAAGTGCGCGGCCTTTTGTAGCCCGCCGCCCAAAGCGACACGCACGAGGCCGAGACGCGGCACCGCGCGGCGACCTCGCGCGCGCTCGTGCGTTGCAAGACCGCGATCAGTAGCCGCCGCCCGCGCGTCATCACGACTTCGGCTCCCACATGGCCGAGCCCGCATACGGATCGAGCCCACCGCCGCCGGAAGCTGCAGCGGCACGCTCGGCATCAAGCGCGGCGCGCTCGTCGGGCGAGAGCTCGCTGTCCTCTTCCAAGCTCGAGCGTTCCCACGCTGCGAGCGAAAGCGCGTCATAGCGGTCAGGCGAGCGACCGATCATCTTGCGTATCTGCTTCTTGTCGATGAGCTTCGACTGGCCATTGATCAACTGCACGAACTGCAGGACGTGAAGCTCCTTCTCCAGCTTCACGTCTTCGGGGATGACACCACCCGCGCGAAACCAGTTACGGAGGTTCGCGGCGAGCTCGTCGCGACGCTTCGCGTAGTTCTTGCGATCACGGATGGCATTGTCACTCGGTCGTATCGGTAGCAGGTCGAACGCGTGCGGATGCGCATCCAAGTACGTGCGCAACAAGATGCAAATGCGCGCGCCGATCTCGCCGCCTCGGTCAAGCACGACCATCGGCGTTTCCTGCGGCAACCGGAACTCGTACAAGATCGCGAGCAGCTGCCCAAGGTGCTGGTCCGTGGTCAGTCCAAGGAACGGGCGCAATGCGAGGCACTTCAGCCCGCGCCGGATGCAGAACACGGTTTCGTCACCCATGCCCGACTCGCCCGCCGGGTCAAGTCCAATGCTGAGCCCGCCGGCGTTGGGCGTGTCGTACCAGCGCTGCTCGGCCTGCGCGATCAGGTGCAAGTTGAAGATGCGTCCCGCTTCGTTGAGCGCGAACTCGCCCTTGATGCGCACGCGGTACAGCGGCGAGTCCTCGCCCCACTCCTCACGCTTCTCGTCGATCCACTCGCGCGTCGCCAAGCCCGGGATCACGATGCGGCCGGTCACGACGTTCGGCGAGTCTTCAGACGATACGTGCACGGTGCGGTAGAACGCCGACTTGCCGTGAAACGCCTCGAAGAACTCGCCCTCGTTACGCGTTGGGTTGCCGAACAGGGCAACGCGAGCACCGCCGGCGCGGTTGCCCTCGGTCGCCTCGAAAATCGCATCGGCAATGCCGCTCGCCTCATCGAAGATGAACAGCACGTTGCGCCCTGACACGCCCGCGACGGCTTCCGCTTCGCGTCCCGTGTATCCGACGATCTCGCGAAAATCATCCGACTTGAGCCCGGTGCGCGCGAGGTGCCCGAGCTCGCCGGTGATCAGCGCCGAGTGCGGGCACGGGCGCTTGATGAGCAAGCCTTCCGGGTCGTCGCGCTTGCACGTGATGCACCGGCCCGCGCGGGCGCGCAACATCATGAGCTCGCGCCAGAGGATTTGCTCCACCTGCCGCGCAGTCACCGACGACATGCACACGCGCGCGTCATCAAACGAGCAGTAAAACCAAAGCGCGACGCCCGCTGCGGTGTGCGACTTCGAAACCTTATGGCCTGACCGAACGGCCACGCGCGGGCTATCGCGGATTGCTTCGATGATCTCGATCTGCTTGTGCCACGGCTCGCACCCGAGGATCTCACGAAAGAACTCGACCGGGTGCTCACGGTACCGCGGCGATGGAAACCGGATGGCCCGCGCTGCTTCGACCGCGTCACGTATCGCTGCGGCAAGGTCGTCGGTCATGTTCCGGCGAGGTCCCGGTCCGCGCGGGCCCGGCTTACCACGCGGACGGCGGTTGACCTCGTCGGCGATCGACGTCGTCATACGGGTTCGGGTGCGCCCACGCCGTTACCGCGCGCGAGCTCGGCGACTACCCGATTCGCCTCGATGTCATCGTCGGGGGTCACGAGGCCAGACACGTCGGCGTGCAACAATTGCGTCACCTCACGGGTGAGCTCCACAAGTCGCCGCCACTCGTGTTGTTGCTGCCGGCGCAGGTCATCGGCCTCAGTTGCAAGCCGATCGAGCTCGCGCTCCTTGTCACGGATGACGTGACGGCGCTCGAGCACTCGCGTTCGGCATTCCTCACGTGCTTGAAACACCTCGAAGTGTTTCGGTGTATTCGCCATAGTTCGGACCCTCCACTCGACCCAGCGATACTATCGCTCGCGCGATAAACGTTTCAACACCGCGCGAGGCACGAGGCGTCGGCAACGACCGCGCAGAGGATTCGAACCTCCATCACGCCGTGTTGGCGTGTCCTGCCACGAGCCGCCGCGGACGGCTCTTTGAACGAGCGCGAGCGTTGCCGACGGCGCCGAGCACAGCACACATGAAAAACGTCGGCAAGCTCGAAGCGCGCGCTGACTACGCGGAACGCACGGGCGTGAAGGACAGCTCGAGATTCAAGCCGAGCGCTTTGGCCGCTCTTTCAATCGACGCGAGTGTCGGGTTCTTGTCGGGATTCTCCAACGCCGCGATCTGTTGCTGCGATACGTCGATCAGCTTCGCAAGATCGCCCTGCGTCATCCCCCGCTCTTGACGCGCCCAGCGAATACTGAGCGCCGCTGCGAGCGACGGCGAGATGTGAACTTCCATCGACTCCATGCCCTTCGGTGCACGTCGATGCACGGCCGGCCGTGGCGGAGCCTTCCCCTTGACGAGATGAACCTCGAGCCAACCCTCGAGCGCTTCTCGCGCGTCGACGCGCAACTCGTCCATCGAGTCTGCGAACGTCTGGCAACCGGGCGCATCCGGAAACTCGGCGAGCCAGCGCTTGCCTTCAGCGTAAACGTAGGCGGTGTAGAACATGACGCACTCCCTCTCCGCTCAGCGGAACTTCAACCCAGCCTGACGCTCGATGCTCTTCAGCGTGCCGATCGGAATGTCCTTGGCCGGGTGTTTCACGGTCACCGTCCCGGGCTTACTGGGATGGGTGAACTGGTGATGCGAGCCCTTCACGCGGTCGAGTGTCCAGCCATCCGCCTTCAGCAACCGCATCACTTCCGCCGAACTCACAAGTTATAATATGTAGCAACGGGCCGGCCGTGCAACCCAAATTCGACGTTATTCGTTACGATTTCGCGTCGAAACGCGTGGACGCTACTGGCACACGCCTACCTCAGTAACGGTACCGTCCCAGTGCCACGCACTGCATTTGGCGCCACGCTCACACTGCGGTGCGTTCACCGAGTTACACGCGTACGCGAGCGGCGCACCCTTCGTGGCTGCCCACTCCAAGCGATACTGGTAGAGGTTCTCCCATGCACATGTAAGCACCACGCCCGAGGGCAGCTTGCACGCGGTCGGCTTGACCGGCGCAGGCGCGGGTGCGGGTGCGGGCTCGACCGGCGCGGGTGCGGGCTCGACCGGTGCGGGTGCGGGCGTGGGCTCAACCGGCGTCGGCGCGGGTGCGGGCTCGACCGGCGCGGGTGCGGGCTCGACCGGCGTGGGCGTGGGCTCAACCGGCATCGGCGCGGGCGTCGGTTCAACCGGGGCAACCGGCACGACCGGCTCGGCGGGCATGACCGGCTCGGGATCGTAGGCCGCAGAATCCGCATCGTCGGCGGGCGCGGACAGCACCTCGGCGGCGCACGCACCGAACGTCATCAAAACAGCGAGGCTGAATCGGTACCAGTACAACATCGGATCAATTATAGCGCGCGCGTGATAGCACAATACATAGCCTACGCAGCTATTGTCGTGCAGCTCGGAGCTGCACGATCGCCGCTCACATGCCAAGCCGCTCGAGCGCCGCACACACCTCGTTGGCTACATCGGGATACCGCGCAAGCACGCGCGCGAGCTCGAGCCGTATGCGTTGCCATGTCGGATGATCGCGGATGATCCGATCCTCGGTGAGGTCGGCTTGTTGCTGCAGCCGGTGGTGAAACGCAAGTGTCTTCGTGTACGTATCGGTGATACGCGCGCGATCGGACGCAAGCAAATCAGTTTGCGAAAGTTGTCGCCGGATCTGCGCGAGCAATGTCGCCGTTTCAGCGAGTGAGTCAGGCGCGTGACCGTTGGTGTGTGAGTGCCCGTTGCCAGCGAGCTCGGGTGCCGGCACCGGTGAAACCGCCGCGCTCGATGCCGTACCGGGTGCACCTTCCGAGTCGGTGTGCATGCCCGCTGGCAATCGTCCCCATGCCGGTGCGGGTATCTCGTACGCCGACCACAATGCGGCCCTTACCGGCGCCGACGGCGTCGTGCGACCGTAACGCCAGTCAATCACCGATTGAGTCCTTACGCTGCACACCGAGCTGATTTGCCGCAAAGTCGCGTTGAGCTCGAGCAGTAACCGCTGACCTTCCGACCGCACCACGATGCCGAGCTTGGCATCAACACCCCTCTTACTGCGTGGTCGGGGCCCGCGTCGTCGTGATGTCGTCGACGATGTCATCAGCTTAGTGGTGCGATCTTCGGTGTACACGTACGCTTTTGCGAAATTGTCCGGAGTTCACGCTCGGGCTCCACGGAGCCTCAATCCCTCACGACTGTTAAGACGGGGGCTCGCGTGATGCACCTGTCAACCGCGTCGAGAGGTCACGACGCACCGCCTCCAGCTCCGCACGTGCCGCCTCCAACTTGGATTCAAGCAACTTGATCTGTACCGCGAGCTCGCCAAGTCCATGGAGTCGCCCCGCGCGAAACCCCTGCGCATGCGCGGCTTCCCATTGTCGACGCATTTCGTTTCGCCGCACGCCGGCGAGATACATGCGAATGGAATGAAGCACCAACATCCGACACCTCACCGACCGGGAAACCACAACCCGAGCATGACCACAATCGTCAGAAGCAGGATCAATGTCACGAACACTCGCGCAACTCGTTCCCACACGGGATCGGAATCACGCGGGGATGGTACGCGATAGATGTGGTCGACGATCACTCGGCGACACGGCCCACAGTACGCGCGTAACCGGTGCCGCCATGGATCGTATCGCGCGCCGGGATCCACTGAGTCATCGACCTCGAGATGACATCGCAAGCAATATCGCCTGTCCGATGCGGACGCGGAAGGCATCGACTTTACGCTCATAACTCGCACCCGAGCTCACGCGCATCGCTCCGACACTCGGTCAGCGGTCGACACAGCGCGCAACGTTGAATCCAACTGGCGCACTCCACCATGCGCGTCGCAATGAGCGGCGCGCACCCGGCGACGCTACACGCACACGCCGCCGCTACAGCGACCCGCCGCATCACGAAGCGCCATTGCATATGATGTGCCCTCGACCATGCAGCGGCGCTACCCGCGGCGGTTTGATGCCCAGAAGCTCGCACCATGGGCGCACCGCGAGCGCTCGCTTGCCGAGTGCGTCGGTGTACTCGACATACGCAAGCCATCTGCACAGATCAGCCCCAAACACGAGGCTGACATCATCAGGATGGGGAACGTGTTGGAGCGTCAAAAGCGCCTCGACACCGCGCTCGGCAAAGCGACTCACCTCGTCGGCGATCAGTATGGCATTCCAAAACTCGCGCACGGCGCTCACGACCGCTGTGCGATGCGTAGGAATGTCAACCAACCAAAACCCGCCGAGACTAAACGAGCTGTCGCTGACCGATTCGTCCCAGCACGCCGGGCGCACAAAGAGCACGCCGACGCGCACACCCGCGAGCACGCGCACGACCCCGAACGGTTGAAACGTCAGCTGTACACGATCGGGCAACGTGTATGCATCGTCGGCAAATAGGTGCTCGGTGATCACGATATATATCCCGCGCCCAAAACAGGTTTACTACGCCGTGCGTGCGAAGCGTCCGTGATTATCTCGCGTGCGTGACAGTGCGACACCGCAGTAGCTGCATTAGCTCCCCTGACCGCACTATCGTTTGACCGATACAAATGGCGGCGCAGGCGTCGGGCCCGGGCTCTGGCTTATGCAGGCGCCGCACGCCGAGGTCGCGCGCGATCACTTGGTCGGCGAGCACAGCCTCGAGCCGACGCGCTTGCGCACGCATCATCGTGTGCCAACCGAACTCGCGCCGCCATCGCCCGGCGGTGCGCTCGACCATGTGTTTCGCCGGCAAGCCCGTGCTGAGCCAAGTCTCGCGCCATGCCATGCATGTTGCGTGCAACGACAGCGCAGCCGAGGCATATCCGCCATATGGCACCTCGCACACGACGGCGACGGGCATCGCACGCAAATACGCCGCGCCAATGGCATCAGCGAACACACGTCGCCGCTCGGCCGGCACGCGCGCGTTGACCTCGCCGAAATCCCAGAGGCGACCAGCGATGTAAATCGCGAAGCCGGTACGCTTCGCCGCGTCGAGCGCCACGAGCACGGCCTCGAGCGGCGTTGCCGTGGGCGGTACTCGCCCGGGTGAGCTCGAGCGTCGATGAATGATCATCGGTCGAGCTCGGCGCCGTTGCCGGCGAGGTTGAAGTGTGAGGTTCGCGTGCGCCGCAATGCGGGCCAAGTCCGCCGTCACGGCGCACCCTTGGGCTTATCATCATCGCCCAGCGTCGGCCTCGACCGCGCAGCCGTGTCAACGTCCGCAACGGCCTGTGCTCGCACGTGCGCCTCGAGCGCGGCGCGATGCACCCGAATGCGATACAAGCAAAACGCGATGCCGATGGCGATCAGAAGCAACGTCAACAATAGCGCCCACGGGATAGTCGGCGCCGCACGCATCTGACCCGCAATCCAGTCCTTGGTCCCGCGCGCCTTAGGGGCCGCCGAATCAGCCTGACCGACGTTGTCGTATAAGCCCCAAGCGCCGTCAGGTTTCCAATCGCCGTGCAATGTATACAACGCGCACGGGCCGTTCATGCGCTCGGCGAAACGATCGAGCATGTACAGGTAAGCGTCGGCCGCGTCCGGATTCGCCGCCCATTGGTCAGCGCCACTGAGGTGGTGCATGCCCGCCTCGTAGCAGCCAAAGAGCGGTATCGCGTACGGCTTCACGTGCGTGTCGTGCGCGTACCGAATGTCGCCGTTCATCTTGGAGTCGACCTCGCCCTTCCACCGGCTGAGCGACTCGGTCGCCCCATTTTGCCCGTTGCCGATGTACGGCGCCATCGCGATCATGTCGACGACCTGGCCGCTCGGATTCCAATGACTCGAGCGATACACGTTTTTGAACGCCTGCGTGGTGAGGTCGAGATTCCCCGACTCGCTAAACACGCGGATCACGCGCGTGCCCATCGCCGACGCGCCGAACACCTCCGCGTAGAGCGCGTACATGGCAAGGGCCCGGTGCAGCTCGAAAGCGATTCCTCGATACCACTCGTTCGAGCCCGGGAACCCGCCGGCGTTGCCCGCGTCGATGGCTTGCTCGCATTGCGAAAATCCGCAGTTCCACACCTCGTTCGACAGCTCGACATAGACGCGTAAATGCGAGGGCAGCTTTGCCTTGATGAGCTGGGCTTGCTGCCGGATGTAGTCGTCGTCAGCGAGGAAGGGCACCGTAAACCAACAATCGATGTTGGCGCGCGCACACAGGTCAATTTGCCATTCAACCGCCATGCCCGTAGTCGACGGCGAGCTGTCCGGGTCGATGTAAATCTCTTGGTTGCCGGGATCGTTCGGCAGCTTGCGTTGCGACCAACGAGAGATGTCGCTCCAGTTCACCGCATTGGTGTCCATGTGCCGAAACACCGTGAAGCCCTGGAGCTGCGCGAGGAATTCGGGCCGCCAAATGTTCGTCCCGGACGCGTACGCGGTCGACCAGTTGACATTCGATTTGTAAATCATCGCGCCCGACCACGAGGCGACGAACCACTCTTGCGTCCCGACAGTCATGTGATCAGGTAACGGCGGCGGCGCGCCGCCACCAGCTGCGCCCGACCCGGCCGCGACATTGAAGTGCACGCTCGGTGCATCGTGCCATCCGCTCGCATCTTGATGCGTTGAGTATGCCTCCCATTGCCCGAGCGCATCACTGGCCGTGAAGGTGCGTGACGCTTGGAGCGTGACGGTCTGTTGGGCTTGGATCACCACGTTGCGGAGCACCGGCGCGAGGTCCGTATACGGCCCGCCTTCATGCGTGGCACCGGGCGCGCGCGCGGCGATGCGGATCTCAATCACGATCAGCGTGCCCGCCGACGTATTTTCGTAGGTCACTTCGCCGCGCAGCGTCTGGCCGGGGCTCAGCTCGGCGCGGTCGAGCGTCAAGGGCGCAGACACCCGAATGCCGCCCGCCGGCACGCCACCGCCACCGCCGCCACGCCCGGCCGAGCTCGCGCCCCCGGTGCCACCGCCACCCGTACCGCCGCTACCTGTCCCAGCGCCGCCCGTGCCGCCGGGGTACGGACAAAGCATGACCGGCGTACACGCGGGGTTAGACGCACGCGGTCGAGGCACCGGGGCGCTCGGGGGCTGCGCCACGACCGTCGCCGACGCGAGCGCCATCGCCGCAGCGACGCCGAGTGCAAGTCGCGTCGCTTGCCTCGCCCGGCGCGTGCCCGAGCGCGCGATACCGGAAGCCGCGGCGGCGAGCTCGTCTAAACGTTCAACCCGGTCAATGACCCGCCGCGCACGGGGTATATCGCACGCACCGCCGCCGCCGGTCGCACGCACTAGGGCATCAACGGCCGCGGCGACTTTCGCCCGGTGCCGGCGCATGTTCGCAGCGTGACATGCATGGCAATACCGTTGATTGCGTCGTGTGTGGGTGCGCTTGCACTTCGAGCACTGTTGCACGTGCAAGCATAGATTCTGCCCCACGTTCGCCATGTCCCGTTTATCGCACAACGGGGATAAATCACCATACGGCTGACCATTGCTAGCTATATCTAACATGCACGCGTTACCTTTCGTCTTCTGGCTGAGACGCTCCCGACTGGGATGCAGCTATCGGCGGCGATGCTTCATTTCGGCGGGCTCAGAATGATCGCAACCAGCACGACCGTGAGGGCGAACCGCGATCACAACCCAACCCACGATCAAATCAGCATCGATCGGTGTCATGAATCGCTCCCTTTCTCCCATGGCAACCATGGCGACCGAAAGCGACGACTACGGTGACGCGCGGTACGTCGATACGTGCCACGGCGCTCCGGCCCACGCGCCGGACGCCGCGACTCGTCCCACCCTTCAGCGAGCGCGCGCCACACGTCGAACGTACGTGCCCGCGGGCTGCGCTTGCCGCATTCGCACGCCTGCAACGTTCGTGGATGCACACCCACGAGCACGGCGACTTCAGTTTGAGTGAGACGCATCGCTCGCCGCCATCGCCGAAGCGCGAGCACGGTTTCGCTCACACCGCCTAGGCGCAGATCACGCTCGAGATACGTCACGACGCACCTCCCGCCGCCGTCAGCATCATCGTAGGAACTTCGTCACCGACGACGACGTCGCGCAACTCAAGCCCGAGCGCCCGAAACACGCGCGCGATCGACCACCTACGTGCATCAAACCGCCCTGCGACGGGCCCAAGCGCATGCGCCGCGGTGAGCCGCCACGCGAGCCCGATCGCCAGCTTCGAATCACACCACTCGGCGAGCGCGGCGGGTGTCCCGCGTTCATGCTCGACCGCCAGCGCCATCGCCGCGAGCTCCGTGCCCGTGAACGTGGGCCATGGCATCGGCGTAGACCTCGACGTGACCGCGGCATACACGATGGCCGAGGTCGTGATCACCGTGACGTCGCTTGGCCATGCGCTGCCGACGTGCCCGCAAACCAGCGTCACAGGCGCTGGAAGGTCCGATAGCAACCGAGGGCAAAACGACAGCGCCTCAGCGATATCGCGTCGCACGCAGGCGGGAGGGAGCGACGTCGGAGTGTTTAGCGCGACCTCGGGAGATACGCGGTCGTCTTGCCGCCGAACGGCGTTGGCCGCGTTGGTCGCGAACGCTTCGAACGACCGCGCATGCCGACGGTTAGGCATGCCTGGCCCCAATTAATTCTAAGGCCCCTAATTTATATATATATGGCCCCAGTATACGGATCGCCAAGTAGTTAGAATTGCTGTGAGGCCCCGGCGGCCCCTGGTGGCCCCGCCTTGGCGATAAGGCCTTAAGGAGAAATTTGGATATTTGGTGGTTCGACTCGATCCAAAATGAACAAATTCTCCTTAAAGGTCCTATCGTGAGAGCGGGACCACCCAGGGCCGCCGGGGCCGGCGTGGATATTATTGGGCTTTTCCGGCCCCGGTGCACGAAGCCGGCCCCGGCTTTCATGGGGCCACCTCGGTATCCGTTTGTAGGATAACCAGCCGAGGCCGCCCAACGTTAGCTATTCTGACCTTACTATCGAAATGACCGGATTCAGCTACTAACCAACCTCGGTCACGCCAGCACCGTAACACCTCATTAGGCGACAACCGGTGCGAGTCGAGAAACGTTCTAAGTGCCGCCGGGATAAAAAGCAACTGATAGTCCGCTCGGCGGAAACCGTGACGAGAACGGACGCCATGCGGCTTTGTGGTCTCACTGCCATCTGACACCGTTTCAAGCATTGGGAATGCTTCAGGTTCGGCGACCACCCAGTCGCGTACGAGCTCGAGCGCGCGCTCGGCGAGAGGTTTGACCGCCTCGCGACTTTCACCGTGGAGATACAGCTGATGCATGGTCGCGCCGCCGGGCGCACCGAGGCCGAGTGGCTCGGCGAGGATTTCGGCCATGATCAGCGTCGCGAAGTAACCTGCGACGCGACCCTGCAGTGGATCCGGCGCGCTCTTGCGGAGTGTCTTGACGATCAATCCGTACGACTCACGATACGGCGCCCAATCATCCACCTCGAGCAAGTTTTCAATCCAGCGCCGGCCGAACATGCCCGAACATGCGGCGCACGCCTCGCGCACCGCGTCGACGTCGGCTGCGGTGAGCTTACCGAAACCGTTGACAGGCAATTGAATCACGCGCACTTGCGCGCCGGTCATGGTGTTATGGTGGTCGGCAAGCGGCCGCTCGCCGGTCGACAGCACGACGGTGCGCCAACTCGGTGTTTCTCGAAGCGATAGATCCGCCTTGGCACGACCTCGGCCGCCACCGTTCACGAGCGAGTAGACCATGCGTTCGAGTGCGATCGGCTCGCTCGTGCCGGCTTCGTCGTAACACTGTGGGAGGTCGTTTAGCTGTTGAGCGCGGAGCTCGGCGGCGGCGGCTGTCACGTTCCATGAGCCGAGCCACGCGTCGGCACTCGGATCCCCGAACACGCTGGCCGCGATCTTGAGTTGCGAGGTTTTCCCGCGACTCGAATCACCGGGAAGGTGAATGGCGAAGTTCGGTACCCCGAGCGGCTCGAGCAACGTGGCTGAGAGCGCACCACAGATCATCGCCGCGCACACGGGCTCGGCCTCCCACGCGCGTCGCAATGCGTCGACATGCTTTTGCAGGGAGTCGCCGCGCGCGGTGAGTGCGGCAAACAACTTGCGACGATCACCCCGGGTGTCGAGGACGATTGGTCGCTCGCATTCATCGGCAAAGCGCGGCCGATCGAGCACGAACGCTCGCTCACCCTGAATCGTGTGCCAGCCCGTGCGGCCAATGCAATACACGCGCTCGAGCGCCGGGTTGATCCGTTCGAGGTCCTCGAGCCAATCGACGATCTTGGGCGCTGTGTTGCTCGTGACGGGCACACCGTACGGCGCGAGCTCGGCGACCATGGTGCGCGCGTCGGCGATGGCGCGTCGATTCGCGACGAACGTCACCCACGTGTCGTCACGTTCGAAGCAAATTTCGGCGCGCGACTCGTGCGTGTAGTAGTCGGCGAGGTGTCGCACGAGCAAGATCGGGCGCGAGGTGATCTTCACGTCCCCGTGCTTGTCGTCGTTTGCGAGCTTCCACAGCGCACCATCGCGCTTGATCTCGTAGCCCTCGGGTAAGCGCATCGTGGCTGAGATCGGTGCGCCTTCGAGCGCGCGCACGTTCTTGGCGAGCGTGAGCGGCGAGCTGGGGTCGAGCGGCTCGAGTGGCGTTGCTGTGCCCAGGAGCGCGCGCGTGGGGCCCTCACCAAACGCACCGAAAAAGTCGTCAATGCCCTTGTGATCGGCCGTCGGCGGCGTGACGAAACGCACTTCGACCGCGCCCGCGGCGACGAGCGCGCCAGCGAGCCGCTGAGCGGCTTGCATCACCTGATCGTTAGTACGCGCGTCAGCGTCGAATACGATGACGTGCTGACGACCCGCGATCGTGACGTGCTCGCGGATGTGTGGATGCAGGATCCAGGCACCGGTTTCGGCGCGATGCTTGACGTCCAGCCAGTTCCACACGCCAGTGAGGCCGATCGTGGTGAGCTCGAGCTGATCGAGGGCGAGCGACTTTTTTTCGCCCTCGGTCCAATGCAGCACGCCGGCGTTGCGGTACCACCCGTCGCGACGTGCACGCGGTGGGAAGTACACGAGCACGCCCGCGGTGCGTTCGTCGGGCTGCTCGTATCGAATCGCCTTACCGCGCTTATTGACCCGTGGGGAATTGGGCCGGACGCGATACGCGTGCGGCCCGTCGGCACCCGGCAAGTAACACGGGAATACGATGACCGAGCCGTGATGCTGGGCGAAGCTCTTACGCCCGAGCAGCTCGGCAATCACCTTGGCGCGGTGCTCGGTGTAGATGCCGGCGAGCGCAATCGTCTCATCGCTCAAGCCCGAGGCGCGCAGTTGCTCACGATGTGACTCGTGGAGCTTACGCACCTTTGGCAAAGGAATGAGCCGCAGCGTCGTGGGCCACCCGGCGTCACCGACGCCGCCGTCATCATGGCTATCCGCCATACACCGCCCCTACGCATCGAGCTGTTTGGATTTTCGACCCTTGCTCGACTTGTGGGACGGTGGCGATTTACGTGAACGACGTTTGTCGTTGGCCTTGGCGAGCGGCTTGAGTTTTGTCGTGGTGGTGGTCGTGCGGCGGCGTGGACGCGGGGTGTCAGCGGCGAGCTCGTCCGGGTCGTCGCCGGCGTCGTCACCCGCGTCATCATCGGGGTCGGCGTCGCGGTCGGCGTCACGGTCGGCGTCAGCATCGATCGGCAAAGACCCTTGACGGTCGGCCGCGGACATCGGCCGTTGTTCGACGACCTCGCCCGTGTCCTGTCGCACGAGACGATATGCGTTTTCCTCGAAACTCGGGATCCACTTGCATACGACCATGCGCGGCTCGAGCTCAGACTCGATGACATGGGCCAAGCGATTGCGCGCGTCGGTCTGCGCAAGGATCTTCTTGTTGACCGCGCGCCGCTCATCCTTGAGCAAGTCGACGGCGATCTCGGCCTCGGCCATCGCATCGCCGCGCATGCGCAGCTCGTCGTTGGTCAGCTTGCAGGGGAGCTCACGCTCGATTGCGATTTCTTCATTGATGGGGGTTGGTGCTGCGCCGTTGCCTCGTGCCATGGGGACCCTCGTTTACGGTGGAATGGGTTGGGGTTACTTCGTCGGTGTTCGGTGGTGCACCGGGTGCACCGGACATGCGGGATAGGGGAAATCGCGACTGCAAGTGCACTGAGCGTCGTCGTCGGATACCCGAGGTGCGGCGCTGAAAAACCCGTCGGTCGTGTGCGCGTCGGCGTTGAAGCGTGTCGACCAAGCCGGCCCAAGCTGCCGGTACTCGATGGGTATGCGCAGCGTGTGCGCGAGCTCGAGCGCGCGCTGCATGCCTTCGGTGAATGCCGCGGTCGCTGTAGACGGCGAGCATGTCGGCGAAGCGTAACCATGCGATGTGCGCAGCGATGCCGAGGTCACGGTCCTCGGGGCGCGCGTCATCGAGCACGCGCGGATAGAGCAGGTGTCCGAGGAAGGGCGCTTCGCCACGCCGGAGCGCATCGAGCATGCACGCGTCGGCGTAGCTGACGTTGCGCGACACTTCGCCACGCAGCGGTGATTCGATGCACACGCGCCTTGCAATGAGCGGCATGGGGGGCTCACGCCGCCGCTTTGGTGCGCGTGCGGCGGGTGACGCGGGCACGGGTGGCACGGGTACGCGCGCGAACTCGGCGACGCTTGGGCCGGTTGATTTTCGCGAGTGTGAGCTCCTCGAACGTGACGAGGCCGCCCGTAGCCTTGCTGATCGCGAGCGCGCTCTTCGGGTGCGCGGGGCGTTTGCGCGCATAGATTGCATGCACGGTCTGGTAGGCGAGCCCGGTTTCGCGCGACAGATCGGCGAGCGCCCCGCGACCCTGTGTCTTGATCCACTTGTGTAGTTGCATGGGCCCGCGTTATACCCGCGGACCCAATATCGCGTCTAGGTGATATTGACACGCACACCTTATCCACACGCCTCCATCGCTACGCACAACACCTCAACAAAAGTGGTTGAGGTGCGCGCCGGACTATTGCGCGCGCGTGATAGTTGCGCTTACGTAGTGCGCACATGGCGCGACCCACGACCAGACCTGATCCGAACAAAGCAGACCCGCTGAGCGAGCCAACGGTCGGCCGTCGCCAGTGGGCGGCTTATCTTGCGCGCGGCTGGACGCGTGCGGACTACGCGCGCCGCATGGGCGTGAAGTACCAAACCGTCGATCGTTGGGACATGGATCAGCAAGTGCCCGGGCTCGATAACCTCGAGCGCGCGTCGGATCTCCTTGGCTTCAGCGTGCGCGAGCTCGTGCACGGGCGCGCGATGGGGCGTGACGCTGGCGCCAGCCGCTCGGCGCCGGCGCTCGCACCAATGGTGTTTTCAGACGAGCTCAGCGTCGATGATCGCGAGGCGCTCGCGCGCCTGCTCCAAGAATATCTCACCGAGATCGCACATACGTTTCTCGCGTCGTATCACGCCGAGCGTGCAGCGGGCGTGGATCAAGCGCGAGCGTTCAAAAAGGCGCGTGACGTAGCACATGACGCGCGCGCGCTAGCCACAAAAACACGTGCGCTCAGTGAAGCAGTCGCGCTCGGCGGCAAGGCCGCGACTGAATTCGCTAAGGGCACACGCACAAAGCCGCGGTGAGCTCTTCCATGATGGAGCTTGGTGTCCCCCCCCCCCCCCCCCCCCCCCCCCCCCCCCCCC